TAAAAAAATTTTCAAAATCTGGTTTATCTACTGGATTTTTAATCAGAGAAGCTATACATGATTTATTAGTAAAACTTAGAAAAGATTAACTAAGTTGATCTGGATAATTATTTAACATATATTCTTTATTCATATCCCTTGCCATTGCACCTAATAATTTACTAAGTTCATCACAAGGTTTAGGATTTACCATTGATGCCAATAAAAGAATACATAATTCTTTTTTTTGGTATTCTTGCAATTCTGAATCTATTTCTAAAAATAGTGCAGCTACTTTTTTATCAATCATTTTGATTCTCCATTTTTGAATACTTACCTTTTTCTATAAACCAATCAAATTTATTTACCATCTTTTTACAATTCTGGCATTGTAATGCTGACCATGATAAGTGATAAATCTGACCTAAAGAATGACACTCAGGGCATTTTATTACTGCACCTGAGTATCTTTTACATCTTGAGTATCTTGTTATTGGTACAAATTCAGTCATAATCCATCATGCCATTATTTCATCATCAGTAGGTTCTATTTCATAAGGACTTGAATAATCATCATATAAATGTTCATTTTCTTTCCACCAATCATCTATTAAACTTTTATCATTTATCAAACTATAACCTTCATCTGATTCACAACAAATATCAGTAAAATATTCGATAAAATCATCAATTAATTCTGGTAATAAATTAGATTTTATAGCTATTTCTATAGCTTTATCTCTACAATGTTCATAGAATTGTTCAGAAAAATAATATTCATCATTTTCTTGCATAACTTGATCTGGTAATGGGTTATCAATCATTTATTCTTCCTCAAATTCTTGAATATCTAAAATTAAACTTGTTTGACCATTTTCAATTTTAGTGCAAAGCCAATCTACAGCTTTATAATTTCTGGTATTAAATTTTCCATCAACAATAAAAATATCTATATCTTCTTCTGGTATTTCTATTGGGTCAATAGATAATTCATATCTTTCTTTCATTATTTTACCTCCTCTATTTGTGTAATTTCGTGATCTTCTAATTCAATATCATGTTGCTCTAAATACTGTTGTTTTAACAGTTCAATGTATTCTTCTTTAGAGTTAGCTACGCGATTATTGTATGCAAACTCTACAGCAATTACTGACGTAAATTGTTTGGTCATAATAATTTTTGTAATTTGGAAAGTACTGGACTTACAGTAATTAGTAACCATATAAGCAGCCAAGTATTAAATACTATTCCTATGCAAAATGATTAAACCCTAATTAAATGCCAGTTAATTAATTAGTGATTCTCATGAGAATTTCTCATGTAATTTTTCTAATTCAAGGATTTTTTTTTGAATAGCTCTAATTTTATTTTTTGGACAATTTGATTGATACTTATATCCAATTAAAGCATCTTGTATAATGTGTAATTCTAATAAAGTAAATTTCATAATTTTCTAAGTTCTTTTTTTAGTTTTGTAATTTTAGAAAATAACTCTACTTTTTCTCCTATTGGTAACTTTTCCATATCTCTCATAGATTCTTCTATTTGAAATTCTACAAAAGCTTTATATTCAGCTAATTTATTAGCTTTATCTATGTCAGGTATTTGAAGTTCATTATAAATTTTGTCATACCATCTATAAGAAGTTGCCTGACTAATTTTAAAATGAGACATAAAATATTTTATGCACTCACTTTTTCTTTTTTCATCATAAATAAATTCTTGAGCTAACTCTTTAGCTTCAACTTTATTTTCCTCCCAGTTATCTTTATCAAGCATTATTCAACCTCCTCTAATATTGCTTTTAATTCAAATAATGGTTCATTAACTTCCATTAATTCTTCTCCAAAACTTGAATCTCCCCAATCAAGTGATCTCTCAACTATTGATTCACATTTTCTATCAATAAATTCTTTTATTTCATTAAATTGAATTTCGTTTAATTTAATTATTTTCATTAATCTTTCCTCTTTTGTAAATGTTTAAATCTAGGGTCATTTGCTAAATTTCTAGGATCATCTTTTAATTTTTCATAGTCTGATTCTTCTTCTCCGTTAATCTCATCATATTTTTTCTTTTCTTCTTTAGTTAAACACTCATAATGAACTCTATATGTACCATCAGAAAAGTTTTTATGCTCATTGAAAACATCGTAGGCAGTAATATCTTCATCACAGTAAATCTTTTCATCACAGCGATCACATTCCCAGAAATTACATTCTGGGCATAACCAACCTATGTATTCATCATTATCGGCTGGTATTCTATTTACAAATAAACCAGTTCCAAAAGAAGTTGATCTTAAACACTGTACGCACTTATCTCCTATGTCAACTTGTTTACATTGATAAGTCATTTTTCTTCTCCTAACTTATATATCTTGTATGACCAATCCTCTAATTTTTCTAATAAATCATTTCTTGAATATTTTTTTACAGCATCACTACCTAAACCACCATAAACTAATCCATAAATTTTTTCTATAAACCTATCTGTTTTATATCTGTAATAACTTCTATTCAATTCTCTAATAGTCTTTAAAACTGTATCTTCATTTTTTGGTTTAAATGGACTTTCATCAAAGTTACAACATTCAAAATTTTCTAATTGGCAACCAGTATGTTCATAAGAATAAAGACTATCAGTTGCATAGCAATCAATAGCATTTTTGCACTTATGGTATTCACCATCTAAACAATCCCTAGTCCTATGAAATATCCACCCATATTTAAACTTAACGTCTTGAGGAAATACCCATGCCCAATTAGTATTATCTCTGATAATTTCATAGGCTTGTTTGTTAGTTAATTTATTCATAATTGTTTGTAGTAATGATTTAACTTTTTAAAAAATGTAGGATTTTCATTTATTTGTAATTTTGCTTTAATCCATCTTTTTAAATGTCTACCTGATAAACCAAATTTTCTACCAGTTGCTTTTCTTTTCTTTTTTCTTATGTTTATAATTTCATTTTTCATTATCTTTATTAATTGCCTTTAATAGATCCATAAAAAATGGACTAGGTGTAATTGTGAAAGAATCTCCATTCTCTTCTACTTCAGCTTTAAAGTAGTTAGGATTATTTTTTCTTTCTTCTTTGATTAATCTTTCAAATTCAAGAGAATCAAATTCTTTTTTTTGTTTTTTCATTTTAATACTCACATTCAAGAATTTTTCTAAGCATTACTTCATCATTCAAAGTAAATGCTCGTTGTATTTTTGTATCAATGCCAATTAAAGAAGAATTAACTCCATATTCATTCATAATTGACTGATAAACTAGCCTATTCATGGGTTTTTGTTGTTTTTTGGAAGTGGCCATAATAATTAATGATGTTATGTAAAAATTATATATCTAAATAGTTTAGATGTAAATATTGAATAAAAAAAGACTTGTTTAAAGTCTTTAAAATTTATCTATAAATATAGGATGGCCTTTTTTAAAATTATGATTCAATAAATCAATATAATCATAAACATCTTCATAAGAGTAATTTTCAAACACTTTTAAAGCTTTCATAAATGAGCATCTTTCTAAATGTCCAAAACATTCACTAGCTTTATAAGGTAATAAATCAAAAGCATAACTCTTACATCTATCGCTAGTGTATCCAATAAAGTCTAAATAAAAATAAAATGGATTAATTCTATTTTTATAATCCATTTTGTAAAGTCCTTTAATTAAGACATAAAATTCATTTATGTAATTAAAATCTTTTGGGAACTGTTCAATAGTTTTAAAATGTTTCATTTTACCAATATTGTGTAAATTCAGCTTTTCTTGATAATTCGCCCGCATCATGGGTTGCATTATATTGTTTGCAATATTCAATACATTCTTTTTCCGTATTAAAAGTTGCTAGTTTTGTTTTTCTTGCTGATGGGTCAGGCTCTAAGCCGTTTGGCCATGATGGGTTTTTTTTCCACCAATTTCTAACAAATACAGTGTACATAGTAAAAAAATAGATTCACAATATCAGTATAACATCATGCTAATAAAAAACATTCAACTATTAAAAAATTCATTCAATTTTAACCATTCAATAAAATCCATTTAATTTTCATATAAATTTTTTTAGATTAATTAAATAATTTTTTTTATTTTTAATCAAAATTTTAAAAAATTTCTTCTAGTACAAGTTTACTGGTTATCAGGTAACTAGTATAGATGTACTAGTTTTTGTACTGGTAGAAAATAATATATATGTACTATAAAAAATTCTCAAAAAAAATAACCCTAGATTTTTCTAGGGTTAATTATTTTTAAATAATTTTAATTATAAACTATTTCTTCTTGCTCTTCTTTACTCATTTTGTATATTTTAAAATCTGAGCAACTTTCTGCTAACTCAGGGTTAAGACAGTTAAAAGCAAAATTATAAGGATCTTCATCAAAGAATTCTGTCATTTCTTTTTCATCAAGATAGACAGAAACTTTTAAATCAGTTCCCCTTTTTGAATAGTCTAACCCTACTGCATCAACCAACTCTAGATAATCTATATCTAGAGTGAAGATGACTTTTTTTAATTCGATTGTTTTAGTCATTGTTTTAAATAAGAATTAAGAATAAAAGTATGTAAGGAATAGAAATAAATTTCATTGTTTTAAATCTCTCCTAATTAACATTCTTAAGTATTGGGAAAGATTAACCTCTCCCAATACCTCAATAGATTTAGTTACTAGCTGAGAATGTAACTCACTAGGCAAAGTAACTTTGATTTGTTCTTGTTTGATTCTTTTAGAAGTCATTATTTAACCTCATTTAATTTGTTTAACTGATCTCCGACTTGATCAATTATCTGTTGAAGTGCATCTGCTTCATCTTGACATTTTTGAACATAACAATTGTAATGTTGCTTCATAGGCTCAGGGTGAGCCATATAAGGTTTTGATTCTCTTAATCCATCTATAAAAATAGACATTTTTGAATGTTCTTTTTGGAGAATGTCAATAATGTGATTTAGTTGTTTCTGGTTAAATGTGTTCATTATTTAACCTCCTCAGTAGTATTGATGTTTTTAACAAAGTAAGTTGCTAGTGCTTCTTTGTCCTTAGTCTCCATCTTGTCAATCTGAGCTACTACCTTTTTAAATAGCTCTATCATGTAGTCTCTATTACTTGCATAACTTACATTTAAGTTGGTAACACTATTTAGTACATGATCCATAACTACTTTTTCATTTAGATAAATAGTTAGTTCTTTATTGTTATCTCTTATAGTCAAAGTTGAACTATAAGATGCAAAGTTAAAACTGATATTTAATTTATCAGCTTTTAGTGTTTGCTTGTCCTCGGTGGGAAATAAATTAATTGAGTTCATTTTTGGAAGGATGAAAAATAATTTTTGTTTAGATTAAGTTTAGTATTGTGTAATTTTTTAAGTTTTGATACTTCAGTAATTCAAATTGAATTAAAGAAATTTGAACCATAAAAATAGTTAAAGATACTAAACCTATTCTAGTTTACCATAAATATATATAAAAGATATACCAAATCTATAAAAGAATATATTTTATACTTCTATGGACTCCAAGTTATTTTTTTATACTTCTATGGACTCCCAGCAACTAACCTTCACTCTAAGGCACTTCTATGGACTTCTAAGCACTTCTATGGACTTGGGGGGTGTAGTAGTACAAAAAATTTTTTTGTGGCTGGCGTGGGGAACTTAAATATATATCGTTTAATTTTTTGGTTCTACTTTTATTGAAAGTTCAGGAGCTTGAATGTTTACAGTTTCTACAGATTCGCCAATAACTTTTCCTAGACTATCGAGAATTTGTGCTGCTGTTTGTAATTGACCTTTTTTTACTGCTTTATTGAATAATCTTACTCTCATTGCTTGTAAGCGAGGAAGTAGAGTTTCTCTATCTTTTTGCCAATCTTCATCATTCCATTTTTTAACTCTATTCCAATCTTCCCAGGCGGTAGTTTCTGAGACTTGTTCTATATTTGAGTGTTCTATTACTAACTGGCGAGTAGTTTTACCTTCAAGTTGACGTGAGTAAAGGCGTTGAGATCGTTTTTGAACTTCGTAAGCGGTTGATCTAGTTCTTTTTTTAGCTGGATTTGCTATTCGATTATTAATTATGTTATCTGGGAAGATAGAAGAAGTCACGGACTTAATCTTGTAAAGGGTTATTACTGGAACTATAACCTAAAAAAGCAGGAATAGGCTATAAATAGGGGGTATAAGATAAAAAAACTGTTATTTTTAGTGTATGACAGCTACAAAACAGCAAGAAATAAGTTTAAGGTACGCACAGGGGGAGGTATTTAATAGTGATAAAAGATTTCGGGTGTTGGTTGCAGGAAGAAGGTTTGGAAAATCATATTTATCCTGTATTGAGTTGCTCAGAGGTGCAATCAATCGACCTAATGAAGTTTATTTCTATTGTGCTCCTACTTATCGGATGGCAAAGGATATTGCGTGGAAGGAGTTGAAGAGGTTAACACCAAATATTTGGATTAAGAGTAAGAATGAAACTGATTTAAGGTTGGAATTGATAAATGGATCGACTATTGAGTTAAAAGGAACTGAAAATGCGATGGCTTTGAGAGGTAGAAGTTTAGCTGGTGTGGTGTTAGATGAGGCTGCATTTATGGATCGAGAGGTATGGGCTGAAGTTATTAGACCTGCGTTAGCTGATAAACAGGGTTGGGCTTTGTTTATTTCTACTCCTGATGGTACTGCAAGCTGGTTTTATGATATGTGGTGTTATTGTGGCGAAGAAGAGTGGGATGATTGGCAAAGGTGGAGTTTTACTACAATAGAAGGGGGTAATGTAAAGGAAGAAGAAGTTGAAGCAGCTAGAGGTCAATTGGATGCCAGAACATTTAGACAGGAGTTTGAGGCTAGTTTTGAGAACTTAACTGGTCTTGTTGCTGTTAGTTTTAGTGATGACAATATTGATAAGGAAGTACAGGATCTACATATGCTTCCTTTGTTAATTGGTTTAGACTTTAACGTAGATCCGATGGCAGGAGTTTGTGCGGTAAAGCATGACAATAACCTATATGTGTTTGATGAGATCATGCTAACAGGTGGTGCTACCACTTGGGATTTTGCTGAAGAGGTTACAAGGAGGTATGGAGTTGATCGTAGAATTATTGCTTGTCCTGATCCTACTGGTAGTGCAAGAAAAACAAGTGGGGTTGGGGTTACAGATCATACGATCCTCAGAAGGTCTGGTTTTACTGTTATGAGTCCGAAAAGTCCCTGGAAGATCAGAGATAAGATTACTTCTGTTAATACTGCATTACTTGATGCAAATGGAGATCGAAGAACTTTTATTCATCCAAGATGTAAAGAATTGATAAAAGCACTTAGAACTTTAACTTATGCACCAAATACTGGTTTACCAAATAAAAATCTAGGGGTTGACCATGCTTTTGACGCATTTGGTTATCTTTGTCTACAACAATTTAATTTGGCAAAACCAGAGACATTAGGGCAAACTGCGTTTAGAATATATTAAGAGTTACTTTTTTTTATTATGTATCACGGCTCTCATTCAATGACAGGTAAAAAGAAAAAGAAAAAAAAGAAAAAAACTACTAAGAAAAAGTGAGAAAATTTAGAAGAGTAAAAAGAGACAAAAAAACAGGTGTGCCTAGCAAATATCTTGCTGGTGCAAAAAATAAAGCTGCAAAGGCAAAAGAAATAAAAGAAACTGCTGAAAAATACAGAAAAGGTGAATATATTGATATAAAAGCTATTTCAAAATTACGTTCTCAACAAGATGACTCAAAGCGGAAGAAGAAAACCTCTAAGCGGTAAAATCAAAAAAAGTCTTGAAAAGAAGGCTGAAGGTAGTAGGTTTTACTATGGAGAACTTGCAAGGGTTTATCGTAAAGGTCAGGGAGCTTATCTTTCTGCTGGATCAAGAAATGTATCAATGGAAGCCTGGGCCATGGGTAGAGTTAATAGCTATATGACAGGGCAGGGGGGTGCTAGAACAGCAGATAAGGCTATCTATACAGAGTATCAAAAAAAACGAAAACGTAAGTAAATGTAAAATAAATACTTCTAAGGTAATATAAAGTGTAATTATAAATTTTTAAAATGATTGAAATTACTGATGAGATGCTTGATGTTATTGAAGCAGTAAAAGGCAAACGTAATCCTGCACTTTGGGATAACAGATGTCAACAATATTTGCTAAATAGCAAGAAAGGTACTGTAAAAAAGTCAACTACAAGTTAAACTATTTATAAATACTCTTTTTTCTTAGAATCATGGCATTTTTTCGTGGCGAAGAAGGCTCTGTTAAATTTAAAAACGGATCTGGAACTACTGAAGCAGTTGTATCTACTACAGGTTGGACACTAGATACTACAAAAGATACTTTAGATGTAACTGCTCATGGAGCTACATCTAGATCATTTGTTGGTGGACTAATTTCTGGTTCTGGAACTATTGATTTTTTATATACAGCAGCAAGTGGTAATGAAACTGCAAACTTATTAGCTGATGTTTTAACCACAGAAGATGCTGCTGATGCACAATTTGAATTGTTTTTAGATACTTCTGGTAGTAAAAAAGTAAGTTTTAGTGGAATTGTTACAGGCACAAGTTTATCTGCAACAACAGGTGATCTTGAAAGTGTAAGCGTTAGCTTTATTACTTCTGGTGCTATAACCAATGCTGCATAATGCCTAAATCATCTTATTCACCAAAGCAACGTAGATTAGCTGCTGTTGCTCCACCACGGGATAAGATTACGGCTGCCGACTTGAAAAAGTTACGTTCTAAGAAAAAAAGGAAGAAAAAATGAAAACCCTAACTCAGAGACAAAAAGATGCTTTAGCTAGGCATAAAAAGAAGGGTACTCATACGAGAAAGCACATAAAAGAGATGGAAGATTTAATGTTAAAAGGTAAAACTTTTACTGAAGCTCATAAGCTGACCATGAAAAAGGTGGGAAGATGAGTAAGAAAGATCCCAGACTTACAAAAAATAGATTAGAAGGATTTAACAAGCCAAAAAAAACACCTAATCATCCAACTAAATCTCATGTGGTTTTAGCAAAGAAAGGCGATAAAATTCAATTAATACGATTTGGTCAACAAGGAGTTGTAGGTGCTGGTAAAAATCCTAAAACAGAAAAAGATAAAGCTAGAAGAAAAGCGTATTATGCTAGGCATAATGCACAAGATCCCAATCCAGATTTTTTTTCTGCAAGATATTGGTCACACCGCACTAAATGGTAAATTATGACTTATTCAATTCCTGGAGATATTAGAACAAAAATTGTTACCTCTACTTCTTATGGTGGTATAGATAGTCCTTTTACAAAAACTAGAGCAATTCTAGACATGATGAAAGGATGGGAGGTAATGAAAGCTGTTACAGAAGGCACTGAATATTTACGAGAAAATAGTGAAGCGTTTTTACCATTAGAACCAAGAGAAGATTACACAGCATATATGGCAAGAGTAAATCGTGCTGTATTTTCTCCTTTTACACAAAGATTAATAAGAGCAGCTACAGGTCTTGTATTAAGAAAACCAATCACATTGATCGGAGATCCTTATTGGACAGATATGTTTAAAATGGATGTTGATGGATGTAAATCTGATTTAGATGAATATGCAAGAAGAATATTAATGTGTTCTCTTACTTATGGTCAAAGTCACATTCTTGTTGATTATCCAGCACCTTCTGGTGCATTAAGTCTTGCAGAAGAAAGAGAACAGAATCGCAGACCTTATTGGATAGAAGTAGATCCTAATAATTTATTTGGTTATAGATTAGATAGAGAATCTAATTATGGAAATTTAATACAGGTAAGAATTGGAGAGAAAGCAGTATTACCTGATGGCGATTTTGGAGAAAAAGTATTTGAGCAGGTAAGAGTTATAGAACCAGGTCGCTATCGAGTATTTCGTAAAGAAGATCAAATTGATGCGATGTATGATGTTGATGATAATTCTTATGCTGGACAGTTTGATGTTGGCACAACAGGCCAAGATTATAAATTGGTTGAATCTGGTAGTTTTTCTCTTGGAGAGATACCTTTAGTTACTATTTATTCTGGAAAAACAGAAAATTTAGTAAGTAAACCGCCTTTGCTTGATATTGCATATTTAAATCTCGCACATTTTCAAAGACAAGCTGATTTGATTCATAGCTTGCACGTTGCATCTCAACCAATGCTTGTAATGGAAGGATATGATGATCAGACAAAAGATTTAGCAATCTCTGTAAATTATGCAATGGCAACTCAACCTGGTAATAAAATTTACTATGTAGAGCCAGCTAGTAGTGCTTTTGATGCTCAATCTGCTGAAATAAAAGAATTGCAGATGCAAATGGCTACTCTTGGTATTAGTACTTTAAGTCAACAAAAGTTTGTAGCTGAATCTGCCGATGCAAGACGTTTGGATCGTGTTGATACTAATTCTATGCTTGCTATGGTGTCGATGGAGTTAGAACAGAAACTTCAGAAAGCATTTAATTTATCTGCCGAGTATGTGGGTATCGAGCCACCAGAAGTAAAGATCAGTAGAGATTTTGATATTGAAAGATTAATTGGTCAAGATATTACAGCATTAACAGCATTATTCGATCAACAAATCATAGATAGAGAAGAATTTAGAGATATTTTAGTACAGGGAGAAGTGTTACCTTCAGCGAATGAGGCCAAATCTGAATAGTTTGGTAAACTAATAAACAAGTGCATACATTTTTATGGCTAAATCCCTAGATAAAGTTCTGCAATCTGACGGAACTTATAAATGGGAGCTTGTAGAACCTGATTTATCCGAAAGGATGGGTAATGGTGTTAAAGCTTCTGTTACTCCCGAACCAAAAGCAACTAAGAAAAAAGTTGCGAAAAAGAAAACCACTAGCCCACTATCTGATTAATTCATGGCAATCGAAGAACAAGTAATTCAGCCTGAGTCCGTGACCAATGCTGAACAGCCCGTGGCTGAAACTGCTTCACAACAAACACAGCCCGAAAC